TCAACTTGGTTCAGCTTTAGTTGGGGCATCTGCTGTACAAGGATCAGTTGCAGTAACTTCGATACAAACAATCAACAAAACTATTACTGGACTGCCAGTCACCAGTCCTATTAATGTGGCAGACTTTTCAAAGATTGCGTCCGGTATTAATTCTGTGGGTGCTGTGGCTCCTATTGGTCCTATGAGCATACCCGAAGTCAACGGGGTGTTGGCACAGGCAAAAAATCTTACCGGACAAGGGTTTGGCGATCTAAGCGATGCCAATGGCCTGGGTGCATTTGGATTAAATCTTGGTCAATTAGAATCTGCCGGATATGTTAAACCAGGAACCCGTGCTAAATTTAACACAGACTTGTCAACATTTAGTACAGTGATAAACAGTCCTGCTGTATGGACTGGAAAAGACGGAGTTAAAAACGCCGGTGATTTGTTGGCCAATGCATCCAAGCAAAGCCAGATACAACAAGACTTGATGACCAAAGGTGTAGCAGGCATGGGTGCGGTAGGCATACCTGTACAAAATTTATCAAGCCAAGGTATTGCTGGCATGAGTTTAAATGCCGCTAAAGATTTGCCCAGTGCAGAAGCATTTGCCAAAGGACTGCCCATACCCGGAGACGGTACTGGTGCAGTACAAGCAGAGTTTGCCACAGCGGTAAGAGATGGTGCATTTGCTGTCAATCTAGTAAACACAAAAATACCAACGGCATTCAAACAACAAGAAGTTCCTAAACCAGCTTCAGATACTGTGGGTAGAGCCACCGTGGACGCTGCCACTACTCGTGTGATAGGTGACGATAAAGTACCAGCACCCAATTACACAGCTAAACAAGTGACTGAAAACACAGCCGATGTTGAATTGTATGTGAATACTGCCAAGACTCTAGCATCTGATTATATTAATCCAACAAACATTGCATTTACCGCTATTGCTAACAAATTAACGGCATTAGAAAATCAACAAACAATTACATCTGATGCTTGGTCGGCAATTAACAACGAATTTCAAGAAGCACGTAATTTGTTTAATTCAAATGGACCAACCCTACAAGCCACGTTGGAATCAATTTATACTCGATTATCTCCAGGACAACAGCAAGGATTACAAGACACTGGAAAATTTACCAACATAGTAAACATCAGGGCCGCTAAATCAATACTGTTAGACAAGAGCAAAAATATCAAACAAAGATTGGCTGCCTTGAGTTTAAAAATTGAAGGACGCGGAGCAGGTGAATAACCTCCCATAAATACCATATGGCACAAACATTCATTGGATTCAACACACAAAATCAATACAAAAAGTTTACACTCACGGATTTTGCTTTGGTAAAACGTGATTTGCTTAATGCATTTAACATACGTCAAGGGCAATTGCCTGGACGTCCTGCATACGGCACAGCATTGTGGGATTTTTTGTTTGAGGCACAACTTGAAGATCTGAACACTTCTATAGTAAATGAAGTACAAAGAGTAGCCGGCGGTGATCCTAGGATTTACATCAACAACGTGCAAAGTTACCCCCAAGAAAATGGTATATTAATTGAAGTTGAATTGACTGTGGTACCCAGCACCGATGCCGAAAGATTAAGTATTTTCTTTGATCTTCAACAGCGTAATGCCTCTTATGTATAAGTTAGTGGTTTTTGATACCCATAAATAAAACATAGAGGCTCAATACAAATGGCAAAAACCACAAGACAAACAGCGATATTTGGTGTAGAGGATTGGAAACAAATCTACCAAACTTATCGCGAAGCTGATTTTCAAAGTTATGATTTTGAAACACTACGTAAAAGTTTTGTTGATTATCTGCGTTTGTATTATCCAGAAACATTCAACGACTATATTGAATCAAGCGAATACATTGCCTTACTAGATGTTATGGCATTTATGGGGCAAGCACTGGCTTTCCGCACAGACTTAAACACTCGCGAAAATTACATGGACACAGCTGAACGTAGAGATTCAGTTGTGCGTTTGGCAAATTTGGTAAGTTATACTGCCAAACGCAACATTGCCGCACAAGGATTACTCAAAGTATTTTCAGTTACCACAACAGAAAATCTAGTGGATTATAATGGTGTAAATCTTAGCAACATTACTGTGGATTGGGCAGACCCCACAAACCCAGACTGGCAAGAACAATTTACTACAATTATAAATGCCAGTTTAGTAGACACACAAAAAGTTGGCAGACCGGGCAACCGCCAAACAATACTTGGTATACGAACAGACGAATATGCAATTAATTTAGTTCCAGGATATTTGCCCGTGGTACCATATACTGCCACAGTGGATGGGGTGAGCATGCCTTTTGAGGCAATGACTTCAACCTCAGTTGGTCAAAACTATTTGTACGAACCACCACCACGACCCAATCAACCTTTTAATATTTTATTTCGTAATGACAGTTTAGGATTTCAGTCATCCAACACTGGTTATTTCTTCATGTTCAAACAAGGTATATTACAAAATCAAGATTTTAACTTAGGTGAACGAGTGAGCAATCGCACAGTCAATATCAATATCGAAGGTGTTAACAATGAAGACCGTTGGCTGTTTCAACTAGACAATGTTGGAAACATAAATCGCGAATGGCAATATGCTGAAAACATTTATGCCGCAGGCGGCGAACAAATTGCTACAGATACACGACCTATATATTCAGTTACTTCAAGAACTAACGATCAAATTACCATGGTGTTTGGTGATGGAGTATTCTCAGAGATTCCTGTAGGCACATTCCGAGCGTATGTTCGTGCCAGTAATGGATTGCAATATATTATCAATCCAGAAGAAATGCAAGCCGTGACCATTCCTATCAGTTACATTAGTCGTGCTGGTAATCTTGAAACAATGACATTCACTTGCGGTATCACTCGACCTGTGTCAAACAGCCAAGCACGTGAAAGCATTGACGCTATCAAACAACGTGCTCCTGCTAGATACTACACACAAAATCGCATGGTCAATGGCGAAGACTATAATCTTTTTCCATACACTCAATACAATAGCATTGTAAAATCTAAAGCATTAAATCGTGCGTCAATTGGAACCAGTCGTTATCTTGATCTAGTAGACAACACAGGCAAATATTCAAGCACAAACATATTTGGTAGTGATGGTGGATTGTGGGAAGAAAATATATTACCTACAATTTTGTTTGCCTGGACTAACCGTAATGAAATTTCTGATTTGGTTACAAATCAAATACAACCAAAAATAGCAGAAACTTTGATGCGGCAATTTTATTATGCAAATTTCCCCAGGGTCACATCCGCTACATTGCCAACAGCAGTCACTTGGTTACCCAACACAACCTGGAATCAAAGCACAACGTTGGCCAATGAAACCACAGGCTATTTTAAAAATGCCGCAGGAACACCAATACCAGTTGGGTCAACTACCACAACACAATTCAAGTATGCTGTGGTAGGAAGTTTGATAAAATTTGTTCCACCAACTGGTTACTACTTTGACAAAAACAACAAACTACAACAAGGTACACCTACCTCAGCAGATCAGAAATTAGAAATTTGGGCCAGCCCATTGAGCATTCAAGGCACTGGATACAACAATGGTCTTGGTAACTTGTCTTCGGGTACTGGACCGGTTGCACTGAATAATTTTGTTCCCACAGGAGCATTGATCAACACAATTATTCCTTTGTTTGTGACCGATTTACCACAAAGTGTAGAACTATCTATAACTGAACAAATTTTATTAAATCGTAACTTTGGATTAGGGTACGATAACAACGGTGACATAACAGGAACACCATACTCATGGTATGTAATTACCAGCACTAATTTGAACGCTGATGCCACGTGGAGTCAAACATACGCTGGCAACACATCAGGTACAAATTTAGACGCCAGTTGGTTGATACAATTTGTAGTGCAGAATCAAAATTACACAATTACATTCCGCGGACTGTCCTATTTCTTTGGATCAGTGTTGCAAACACGCTTTTTCTTCTACGATGGTTCCCCGATCTACGACAGCCGCACAGGCACTGTGATCAAGGACTACATCAATTGTTTGGCGGTGAATACCCAACCAGATTCAACTGACCATTTGCCCGGCGATATCTACATGACCATAACTGGTCAACCAGTAGAAAGCGACGGCTATGTTGATGACTTCCAGGTCCTGGTAGGATATCGCGACAGTGACAATGACGGGGTTCCTGACAACCCTGATTTCTTTAATGAAATTGTTGCTCCAAGCACTAACCCAACACAAAAATATATCTACTTGCAAAAAACTGTGGACTTTGACAACTTACAAAGATACTTGTTGGTTGAACCAGATCTAGTGACCAGTGACTACGGCACATATGATGAGATTGAATTAGTAAAAAATTCTTGGACTCCGGGGCAGGTGTTTTATGCATATAGTCAAGTTAATACTAATAACACAGTGGGTGCGTTTTATCAACTCAGTGTTAGTGTAACTGGTGTTAGAACATTAATTGATGTCACAGACGAATGGATTGCTAGAACAGGACGTCAGGCATTGTATTTCCAATACAGACACAATGCACCGTTGACTGCACGTATTGATCCGGGAACCACAAACATTATTGATTTGTATGTGGTAACACTGGCATATTACACATCATATCAAAACTGGATACGTGACACAACCGGCAAAGTTGTTGAGCCAGATATTCCTACCATTGATGAATTGTCAACTGCGTATCAAGGATTAGAAAATTATAAAATGATAAGTGACAACATTGTTTTAAACTCTGTTGTGTTCAAACCTTTGTTTGGAGAAAAAGCCGCACAAAATCTTCGTGCCACAATAAAGGTCATACGTGCAAGCAATTCAACTGCCAGTACCAGCGAAATCAAAAGTAGTGTGGTAGCCGCAATGAATACATATTTTAGTATTGACAAGTGGAATTTTGGCGATACATTTTATTTCTCAGAACTTGCGGCCTACTTGCATAGTCAACTGGGCACAATCATAAGTTCCGTGGTGTTGGTACCACTCAACAGTCAGAAATACTTTGGTGACTTGTACGAAATACGTTCAGCACCCAATGAAATATTTGTTAACGGTGCCACAATCAACAACATTGACGTTATTGAAGCATTGACCAGTACCAACTTGCGTACTGCACCCGGTAGTGGAGTAATTTAATGGCCAAGGTTCGCAGTGTAGATTTTCTTCCTGAAATATTTCAGACTGATGCCAACAAACAGTTTCTTGCAGCCACACTAGATCAGCTGATACAAGAGCCTAGTTTTAAAAAATCACAAGGATTTATTGGCCGCACAGTGGGCCCTGGTGTCAATCCCAACGACAAATATGTAATTGAACCCACGGCCACACGAGCCAACTATCAACTTGAGCCTGGAGTAGTAAGTCTTGTTCCTGAAAACACCAACAAGATACAGAACGCTATTACCTATCCGGGCATGAATGATGCTGTGGCGTTTCAAGGTGGCAATGGAGACAGGCCAGATAGACTATACTCAAGTGAGTATTACACATGGGATCCTTTTGTTGATTTTGATGCATTTGTAAATTTTGGCCAATATTTTTGGTTACCAGCAGGTCCTGAAGTAGTTGACGTAGAGGCAGTGGTATCGCCAGTGTCGGAAAATTTTGTAGTGACTCGGGCCGAAAATGCATATTCTTTTTCGGGAGTTTATGGCGAAGATCCGGTCATTGAATTAATTCGCGGCGGCACGTACACTTTTCAAATAGCCCAAAATCCCAAAGAAACCATAACATACAGAGTTACCAACAACAGAACTCAAGCCTATGTAATCAACAGTCAAAACAATCCTGCACTTAGTCTGATTCGTGGCAACACTTATCAATTTAATCTAACATTAACTGGAGCATTTCCATTCTGGATAAAAACTGCAGCCACCACAGGTGTGGGCGATAGTTATAATTCTGGCGTAACACGCAACGGATCTGCCACTGGGTTGGTAACATTTGTTGTGCCACAAGATGCACCAGACACACTTTATTACGCTAGTCAAGACCAATCCAACATGCAAGGTGTGTTGAATATTGTAAATGCCACAGCCGGCAACGGACCTGAATTTTGGATACAATCAGAACCGGGCGTGTCAGGAACATTGCCCTACTCTCCCAACATCAGCAGTAGAGATGTGTACGGTGTGGTCAATGATGGCACCGATCTTGGTACAATAACATTTAATGTGCCTTATACTGATGCACAAGCATTTTATTATAATCTTACTGACATTGGCACAATTGATTTAGTTACTGAACTAGATTACGATCAAATCAACGGACAACCATTGGTTGAATTCTTGATTGAATACGACGGTATTGATGATACTACCAATCTCAATACCAGAACGTTGATTTTTATCAATAATCCTGCCCTGGTTAACAAATACCAAATCACTTACGTCACTGTTGATGATGTGGTGTACCTTCAATTGATTGATATCGGGATTATCAATCCTCTAGAAAAATTTACAATATCGTATGGCACAGTATACAGTAATACACAATGGTACAAAGATCCAGTTGACCTCTTTCAACAGATCCCATTATTAACAGCAGTACAAGATACTCTGTATTATCAAGATAGTCAAAATCCAGACCTAGTGGGTCGCATTAGATTAGTTGATGCTGATCAAACTGGCATAATTTATATTGACCAAATTCTAGGTAAAAAAACCTACACATCTCCCAATGGAGTTGCATTTACTAACGGCCTCAAAGTAAGATTTACAGGAAATGTTGAGCCTGCCGCTTACGGATCAGGCACCACTAGTATTGCGTGTACCGGTACCGAATACGGCACAAATTATATCACATATGACAACACTGATACATCTTTGTATGTGGGTCAAGAAATTGTATTTGTTGCCCCCACACTTGGCGGATTGGTGGCAGGACAAACTTATTATGTGAGATCAATTTCAGCTAACAATGTAAAATTCACAGTAAGCAGTATTCAGTACGGAGCAACACCTGTTGCATTATCAACTGCAACAGGATCAATGACAGCCAATGCTGTGGCCAATAGAGAATACTATGTAAGCGGCGTGGGAACAGCAATTGAATTGTTGCCAACTAGTAGTCTTGATGTTTACGAAACTTATGCTGTAGATGCTGATACCACAACTGTTGTAGTTGAGCCAACACAACCGGACTATCTCACAATCAGTCGTGCCAGTAAAGATCTAAATGCATGGAGTCGCAGTAACCGCTGGTTTCACATTGATGTAATTAATGCAACAGCTGAATATAACAATACCACCGCGGTGCTTGACAATAACTATCGAGCCAAACGTCCTATTATACAATTTAGATCTGGATTACGATTATGGGACATGGGCACAGACGGCAAAGCACCTGTGGACATTATTGATTTTACACAAACAGATGCATTTAGCAATGTTGAAGGTAGTGCTAGTTATTCCACAGATGGATATACATTTGTAGAAGGCACACGAGTAATTTTTGCCGCAGATGAAGATACTGATGTAAAAAATAAAATTTATGTTGTTAGTTTTGTTACGCCTGATACATCACCTAATACCAACGCTGGCGACTTTTTGATAGGCGTACACTATAATATTTTAACACTTGGATCAACTGACTGGAATGCGGCTGCTGGAACTTCTGGAATAACTTACGCAGTTGGCGACGGTTTTATTGCGGCCACTACGGGATCTGGTTCAGGAACAGCCACAGTTGACGAACCAATTATTACATTGACCCAAGCACCTGACGGAATAGTATTGCTTGATCAATCCACAGTTTGCCTCAATGGCAATACCAGTGCCGGCCTTACCTATTGGTATGATGGTACTGATTGGATAGAAGCACAACAAAAAACTGCAATCCAACAAGCACCACTTTTTAATATCTACGATGTTGATGGTGTAAGTTTTGGAAACAAAGTAAAATATCAATCTTCAGACTTTGCAGGATCAAAATTATTCAGTTATGCTGTGGGAGATACCACCATACTTGATCCAGTTTTGCAATTCCCGTTACAATATTTAAACATCAACAACGTTGGTGATATTGTGTTTGACAACAACTTGTATGTTGATACGTTTACATACACTATAGATAATGTTAGTACTACCAGCGACATCAGTTCAGGGGCGGCACGTGAATATGCTGATAGAACCATTTATGCAAAATTAATTGGTTGGCAAACTGCTGTAGTTGAGCAACAAATTTATCAGCAATTTAAATTTACATACGACGGTTCTCCTCTTAAACTTGACATTGCTACCACGACGCAAATATCTATTGCAGTTCCTGTAATTAAAATATATGTAGGTAGTCAATTTGTTGACCCATCATTGTATACCTATGTAATTGGCACTGATAGCACTGTCATTACATTGACAAACACTTATGTCCCAACTGATATTATTGAAGTGTTGGCATTAAGCGATCAAACCAGCAAGGTAGCATTTTATCAAGTACCAAATAATCTTAACAGTAACCCTCTCAATGCTAATAGCTCTGCATTTACTTTGGGCACAATTCGCACACATTACGAAAGTATTTGCCAAAATTTGTTGACAGTAACTGGTAAAATTAACGGTGCTAATAACACTCGAGATCTTGGTGATATTGTTCCTTATGGCCTGGTAATACTACAACAAAGTTCGCCATTGACTCTAGCCGGCTATTTCATGCGTAGTCCAGCTTACAATATTTTTGCCAGTTTGCAATTTAACGGTCGTGAATACATTAAATTTAAAGCACAAATGTTAGATGCAGTTTTAACACAACAAAACATTGCGTTTAAAACAACAGCCGAAATTCTTAACACTGCCATAGCCGATATCACCCTGGGAAAACTTGACACGCAACCATTTTACTGGAGTGACATGATCCCGGCCAGTGTGCCATACGCTACAAATTCTTACACAGTGGGATATACCACACAACCCACAGTTGACACAGTACAAGTATACAACTACGAGTCAGCCAACTACCTTGGCATGTGTGTGTATCTAAATGATGAAATTTTAACACGTGGTCTTGATTATGAAGTTGCCATCAACGGCCCACGATTAACAATACTCATAACATTGGCACTGGGAGATGTTGTAACTATAAATGAATACAATGCCACTTATGGTAATTTTGTACCCAACACTCCAACCAAGTTGGGACTATACCCTGCATGGCAACCGGCTGTGGTTCCAAGAACAACCAGCAATGGTGTAGAAAACTTCACGCAAGGACATGATGGTAGCATAACTCCGTTGTTTGGAGACATACGAGATCAAGTATTGTTGGAATTTGAAACTAGAATTTACAGCAATTTAAAACTTGATGGTAATCCAGTGCCACTAACAATTGAAAATGTGTTGCCAGGACAGTTTCGTACCACCGGATACACGTTTGAAGAAATTAATACAATATTTGCCCAGGACTTTTTGAGCTATTGCGGTTGGAACAAACTGGATTACAGTCAACAAACTTACACGGCCACCAATGAGTTTACCTGGAACTACAGCAATTCACAAAGCAAACTAGATAAACAAAACTTGCTGGGTGCCTGGCGTGGAATCTATAGATACTACTACGATACACAGCAACCCAGTTACACTCCTTGGGAGATGTTGGGCTTTGCAATTGAACCCACGTGGTGGGAAAATAGATATGGTCCAGCACCATACACACAAGACAACCTGGTATTGTGGGATGACTTGGCCGCAGGCTATGTGGCAGATCCTGTTGTGCCATACTATAAACCAGAATATGCTAGACCAGATTTAACCACAGTTATTCCCACAGGGACCGAGGGCGAATTATTAAGTCCATTTAACAGCGTAGTTGGGGTTGCATTCAATCAATATAACGGTGCCGCACAATTTAACAAAAGTTGGGCCATAGGTGATGGCGGACCGGTAGAATCATCATGGTGGAATAGTTCAGCATATCCATTCTCGGTCATGCATGTGCTGGCAGTTACTCGCCCAGCAGAATTCTTTGCATTGTTTGCTGATCGAGATTTATACAAGTTTGATACAGATTACAATCAGTATTTGTACAACGGTCGTTACAGATTAAATGCTAATCAACTTGAAATTTATGGCGATGGTGTTAGCAAAGCCAGCTATATTGATTGGATAGTAGATTTTAATCGTCAGTCTGGAATCAATAGCACCCAAGCCCTTACCGCCGATCTTGACAATCTTGACGTGAGATTGTGTTATCGCATGGCCAGTTATTCGGACAAGCAATATATTAAATTATACACTGAAAAATCCAGTCCCAATAGTACCAACAACACATTGATGATTCCTGACGAGAGTTACAATATTGTTTTGTATAAAAATCAACCATTTGATCGAATTGTCTATAGTTCAATAGCAATACAAAAAGTGTCTGGCGGATATGCAGTGTTTGGATACGGAACTACGCAACCATATTTTAATATATTACAAAGTCAAGCAGTTGGTAGATTGCAAGAATACAGCTCCGGCGGTATCACCGTTAGAGTTCCAACTTTCTATAGTAATAATGTGGTTCAAGTACCTTATGGATTTATTTTCAGCAACGAAACCGCAGTTAGTGATTTCTTGTTGAGTTATGGCAAATTGCTAGAAAATCAAGGACTTACTTTTGACAATATCTCAGAAAATAACTATGTCTTGGATTGGTCAAGAATGGTTGATGAATTTTTATACTGGAGCCAGCAGGGTTGGAATACAGATGCAATCATCAATTTAAATCCATTGGCCGCCAAATTAACAGTCACACGAGCAGGTGCAGTGGTCGATAGCATTGTGACCGAAACAAGCGAAAATTTATTGTTGGATCAGAATTCAAGAGAGTTGCCAACTCGCACTCTCAATATTGTTCGTATAGACAATACATTTGTTATACAGCCATTGAGCACTCAGACAATTAGTTTTATTGATTTGAAATTTACAAATTTTGAACACATGATTGTGTTAAGTAATCGCAGTGTGTTTGGCGATTTAATTTATGATCCCACCACAGGTGCTAGACAAAGTCGATTAACTCTTGTGGCGGTGACCACTGCTGACTGGAATGGAACACTTGACACTCCAGGTTTTATTTTAAACCAAGACAATGTGGAAGAATGGACAGGTTTACGCACTTATAGCAAGGGACAGATTGTCAAATACAAGAATGTGTATTGGTCTGCTCTAAAAATAGTTCAGCCAACTGAAAAGTTTGATTTCAATGATTGGGTACAAAGCGACTATACACAAATGGAACTTGGGTTGTTGCCCAATCTTGCCAACAAAGCCAATCAGTTGGCCAACAGTTACAATATCAATACTGCCAACATCGAACTTGACAACGATCTATTGGCATACGGATTGATTGGATACAAGCCTAGACAATACTTGGCCGCGTTAAACCTTGACGACGTTAGTCAAGTTAATATATATCGACAGTTCCTTGATACCAAGGGCACTATCCTTGCGGCAGAATTATTTAAATCGGCCAACCTTGGCAAAGAAGCAGCCGATTATAGCATATATGAAAACTGGGCAGTACAGCGAAGTGTGTATGGTGCCAATGCCAATCGCAGTTTCTTTGAACTTCGTTTAAATCGTGCATTGTTAGATGCCAATCCTAGCCTGGTCCAAGTGGTATTGCCGCAACAACCGAGCTCAGCAGATCAACAAATACTACTAAGTGATGTTTGGAGACAGAGTTATAAACTCACAAGTCCTGATATTTTACCAACCACGACAGAATTACCTACTGATACTGGCTTGCCTTCAGCAGGATATGTAAGTCTTGATGATGTTGATATCACAGTGTTTGATATCAATAGCACAGCCAGTTTAAGTGCCAACATAGATGCAATTCAAGTTGGTACCAGTATATGGGTGGCCAAGATCAATGATTATGATTGGAACATTTATCGTGCTCAAGCAGTACCTGGACAGATACAACACGTATGTGATAATTTAAACGGCACCAGCCGTGTGATCTTTAGCGGTAATCATGGCCTGGTTGCTGGCGACAAGTTAATTATTAAATTCTTTGATATTGAAGTCAACGGTGTATATCAAGTATTATCAGTATTAAATTTAACCACAGTAAACATTGCATTTGCGTTTAGTGGCAATAGATCAGTCGCAAACGGTACTGGCCTAGGATTTACATTGCAAACCATGCGTGTTGCACAGGCAAGCGATGTACTTACATTACCATATGCCAATGATATTTTGCCCGGTGCAAGAGTTTGGGTAGACAACAACGGCAGTGGCTTGTGGGAAGTATTGCAAAAGAACACAGTATTTTCGGATGTTATTTCTCTTTATCCAGCATTGTTAGATGCCGGCGAACAATATGGTGCCAGTGTATCACAAGCAAGAAATCGAACAGCGGCCTTAGTCGGCAGTCCCAAATATGGATTTGGTGCAGGCGTTGAAAAAGGCGGATTGTATTTGTATGTTAAAAACTACAGTGATCAATACACTCCCATAAGCCCACTATCCAGTGGAGACGCGGTACTCACACTAGATGTTACTGGTGTACGCGGTTATGGTAATGCTATAGATTTTGGCGATCAAAACTGGGCAGTGGCCGGTGCAAGCAAAAGTCTAGGGTCTGGCAGCCAAGCCAACAATGGATATGCCAGTGTTATATATCGTGATCCTGCTCGAGGACAACCCGGGGTAGTACCGTTTGCACAATGGCAGTTGTTGACACAACCTGCTGGATACGGAACACTACTAACTGGTGCTGGTGAGTTTGGTTATAGTGTGGCCATGAGTCTTGACGAACGTTGGATGTATATTGGTGCACCTGGATTGAATAGTGTACACGCTTATGGTCGGGTTGATTGGCAAAATCAATTTATACGAGTTAGAGGAAATGGTGTCACTAGCGTTTACACCATCAATGACACCATACAAATCAACAACTCAAGCCAACTTAAAGTGACACTGGACGGGCAATTACAAACAGTTGGTGTTAATTATACTGTTAGCGGCTCTTTTAGTACTGTAAATTTTGTCTCAGCTCCTGCCGACGGAGTGCTGATAGATATTTCTAGATATTATGCATTTCAAATCCCTGCCACATCTGCTACATTTAATCTGGCCAATGGAATAGACGCAACTGGTAATGCTGTGGGAATTTTCACAGCCACAAACATATATTCATTTAGCATTACTGTAAATGATGCATTATGGCGGCCAAATATTGATTACACATTTGCTGGTACCACAGTGACTTTTATCACAGCAAGAGCACCTAGTGATGTTGTGGTTGTAAACGCACAAAGTTATTTTGAATATGTAGATACCATTGATACATCAAGTGTATCAGGCGGACTCAGTGCTGGAGACCAATTTGGAGATGCAATCTCTTGTACTACTGATGGTAGACAAGTTATAATTGGAACACCATACCGCACAGTTGACGGTGAGGTCGAAGCAGGTAATGTGTATGTTTTTGATCGTAACGTACAAAGATTTATTAACACTACTGATGCTTCGTCTGCTGTTATCACTGTGTTAGGCGGTGCTCCAACCGCTCCAATAAGCGTGACCATTAACAATCAATTTTTAATCAACGAAACTGACAGCGTGATAGGTGGTGCAAATACATTTAAAATTGTAGGTAGTGCCGTGACAATAACAACCAACTTGCAAATTGGTGACATTATTGAAATTGAAACCAACCAATTCCAGCAGGTACAAACAGTAAGTCAAAATACAGTGGCAGAGTTTTGTAACTTTGGACAATCTGTAGACATCTGTACCAATAACTGTAGTTTATATGTAGGTGAGCCACAAAGTAGTGTTCAAATTTTCAAAGGTGGTGTTGTTGAACGATTTGTAAATCAAAGCCGAGTGTACGGTACAATATCTTCTACAATTGCTAATCCTGCACTTACCAATGGTAATACTATTCGTATCAACAACATAGACGTTGCTGTACCAAATTCTCCCAATCAAAACATAACTGGGTTGGCGGCAGCAATTAACACCAACGTACAAAATGTATTGGCCACAGTGACCACTGATGGATATCTTGTGCTTGCTATTCAAAATCCTGATGCGGCACCACAATTTAACAAATTACAAGTGGCACCGGGCACCGTGGGCACAACATTTGACGATTTAGGATTTGATACATTTGCTTGGACACAAACAATTGAAAGTCCATATCCTACGGAATATGCTGGATTTGGTAGCAGTCTCAGTATTGATGACTCGGCTGTTAATCTAGTGGTCGGAGCACCCAAAGGAACTATCTATCTTGAAACTGAATTTGATGACGGTACCACAATCTTTGACGTTGGTAGTACTGTGTTCTTTTCAATAATTATACAAAGTGGTGCAATTTACACATACGATTATTTGCCCAGTTCAACCTTGGTCATTACCAACCCAGGAAAGTTTGTTTTTGGACAACAGATCAACAACAGTGACGTGGCACCATATGATGGATTTGGTACTTCAGTCAATTACACATCAGGTGTGGTCATGGCCGGAGCACCTAAAAATGATTACGGTGATAGCTCAGCTGATTTTGGTTCAGTGTTTGTGTTTGAAAACACCACAGGCACCCTTGCATGGACAGTGACCAACATACAACAGCCCACCGTGGACATACGTTTATTAAACTCAGTATTTTTGTATGATAGAATTACTGGAGCCAGAACTGAATTTTTAGATTTTATTAATCCGTTACAAGGCAAAATACTGGGTGCCGCTAAACAAAATATTGATTATATTGGTGCCGTTGATCCTGCGTCGTACAACATAGGTCCAGTAAATGTTCGTGGAACTACTTGGTTTGGTGAGCGTGTGGGCGAAGTTTGGTGGGATATATCAACAGTTAGATTTATCGATCCCAATCAAGACAACATCACATACGCTAGTCGTCGCTGGGCACAAATATTCCCAGGAAGTGTAATTGATGTTTACCAATGGGTATACAGTCCAGTACCTCCTGCACAGTACAACGGAGAAGGCACACCTTACAACTCATTCAGTTATACTGTAAACACCAGACTTACGTTAGATGGCACATTCGCCACAGAATATTATTTCTGGGTGCGAGACATCACAGTTACCGCAACCAAACTTGGAAAAACACTGCCAGTAAGTACCATAGCATCGTACATAACTAATCCACGTGCGTCAGGCATTCCGTACATGGCACCAATCAATGCCAGTACCATAGCTCTTTATAACAGCGGAGATTACATCGAAGCCAGTGACACAATTATTAATATTGAATTTGATCAACAATTAACTGATGCTGATGTTCACGTTGAGTATGAATTAATACCACAAGATCGTCCTGATGGATTCTTGAGTGATATATTGTATCGCAAATTACAAGACAGTTTCTGTGGCGTAGACACATTTGGTAATCAAGTGCCTGATCCAAGACTGGGTCCTGCTGAAAGATACGGAGTACAATTCCGCCCAAGACAAAGTATGTTTGTGGATCGCTTTGCGGCATTGAAAAACTATCTTGTGAGATGCAACACAGTTTTAAGTCAGTATCCTGTTAGCGAAAATAGATCATTCAATTTGTTGAACAGCAGTCAAGCAGAACCGATGCAAACTGAAACAGTTGACGGAGTTACTGTTACAAATTGGAATTTACGTGTAGCCAATTTAGAAATACTAGGTTTTCAAACACCGTTCTGGAGCAATCCCAATGGGTCAATACCATTGGGATACAAATATCTCGTAACAACAGACAGTAGTCAGCGTGGATTGTGGACAATTTATACTGTTGAAACAAGCGACACTCAAGCCAACACAAGAGTATTGATTTTGACACAAGTGCAAGGTTACAATACTCCGGATTATTGGAGTTACATTGATTGGTACCTTCCTGGTTATAATTCCAGCACCAAAGTTTTGGCTGAAGTCTCCACATACTCTGCATTGGCCACTCTTACAGTTCCTGTAGGCAGTAGTGTCAAGGTCACTGCTAATGCACAGGGCAAGTTTGAAATTTATTTAAAAACTGATCTAAGCTGGGAACGTGTTGGTCTACAAGATGGTACTATTGAATTTTCAGCAGAATTGTGGGATTATGCATTGGGAAGATTTGGGTTTGACGTTGAAGTATTTGATGCACAATATTTTGATCAGGAACCGGTTACAGAAACACGTAAAATTATACAGGCCATTAACGAAGAGTTGTTTGTAAATGAACTAGCAATTGAACGCAACCGTGCATTGGTATTGGTATTCAATTTTGTATTGAGTGAATTTTCAGCACCCGAATGGTTGGTCAAAACCAGCTTGATTGATGTGGATCACAGAATACGTGAATTGATACCTTATCAAAATTACATAAGAGACAATCAAGAATTTGTTAGCGATTACATTCAAGAAGTTAAGCCGTATCACGTTAGTATTCGAGAATTTAATTTAAAATACGCAGGGTTTGATGAATTCTTTGGTGATACCACTGATTTTGACTTGCCAGCATATTACAACACTTCGCTAGACATACCAGCATATACCAGCCCAATTTTATTACCATATGATCACGGTACTGCATCTGGTGCATCAATCAATAATTTAAGTGACCTGCCAGCAACTAGTACAGTATGGACAACATGGCCATACAATCAATGGTACAGCAATTATCTATTAAATTTGATAAGCATACGAATAATAGATGGTGGATTAGGGTATACCGAAGCCCCGTTAGTTATTATTACTGGTGACGCTGAGGTGCCAGCAGAAGCCATAGCAACAATCAATGCTGTTACGGGCGTAGTAACTAGTGTAGATATAACTTATGCAGGATCAGGATATACCACAACTCCCACAATAACATTTGATGGTGGCAACGGTACTAATCGTATGGCAACCGCTTATGCGGTCATGAATTATAACTTGAGTACAAACATGTATGCCGGACTTGTGCGTAGTATCAAGACTACCATGAAGTTTGATCGTTTCCAATATTTCTCAGACGTATCAGATTGGAGTGCAAACGGCACGTATCAGGATGGTACTCTAGTGCGGTATGAAGATCGTGTGTACCAAGCCAGTAGCCAAGATTCCACCGCAGTGGTTGGTCCAACATTTAATCTTGAAGACTGGACTATAGTACCAGCTATGGATTTAACTGGCGTTGATCGTACCATGGGATATTATGTTCCTGGCGTTAATGAGCCTAGACTTGATTTACCACTCTTAATCGATGGCATTGCTTATCCTGGAGTGCAAGTATATGGAAATTATTTCTTGGGTAATGCATTGACAATTGATGCTGAATACACAAGTGAGTTTACTGATACTACATTAGGTACATTACCAACTGACATCAATGTAGATGGCGGTGAATTTATTGGAATCTATGAAGGACATGCTCCACAAGAGTTAGTTAACGGTGCAGAGTTTGACACATTAGACATGCGAATCTATACTCGACCTGGAGCTGATTGGAATAGAGATGGGCACGGATTTGCAGTTTCTAATATACGCTACACATATGATTCAGCAATAACTGATACATTTAGTTGGGCCGATGTGTTACCACATCCAGTAGAAATATTAGTTAGCAATATTACCACAGGATTAGATTTGGCACGAGACGTTGACTACGTTGTTGACTGGGTCAATCAAACCATAACATTATTGCCCACTGTGGCTGATGGCAATTCAGTTGATATCAGTGTGTATGAATTGGGCGGAGGCAGTCAATTGTTCCGCGGAAATTACATAGGTGCAGATGTTGACGGTTCGGTTATTATTCCTGTAAACTCTTCAGAAATAATAAGTTTAGCAATTTTTGTCAACGGTGCTGTAGCCAGTGGTGCTACCTGGACTCCGTATATTTCTAGTGTTGCTTGGAATATTGCTGATAGTTATACAACGCTGACTGTGGTCAATACTGGTGGTAGTTATTATCGGGCACTACAGGATACGATACCAGGAATTCTTATAACCAATGCTAGTTACTGGCTAGAATTTGTGCCAACTACACAAAGTCTTGTGGAGTTTGGTGCCACTTATGGTGCAACCGACGGAATAGCATTAGTGGCATTTGGGTTATGCACAATCGATGCTGGATATTTTGTTATTGGTAGACAATATACAATTAGTATTGTGGGCACCACCAATTTTGTGTCCATTGGTGCTGCCAACAACAACATAGGAACAATATTTACTGCCACCGGCATTGGTTCGGGAACCGGACAGGCCACAACTGATTATGGATGGAGCACTGCACAGTCACAATATACTGTGATTACTGCGGAAATCATAAACACTGGATACATTGTTCTAACAAATGGTGCTCCTGGATCTAATCCGGCTAATGCAGTGGTTACTCGCAACGGTATTCGATTAACTCCACCTGCAGGAATTGAATGGTTTGGCGATAACTCAAGCGTGAGTTTTGGGTTGCCACAGCGTAGTGGATACGATCAAAATCTCATCAATGCTCCCACAGATATTACAGTCTGGGTAGACAACATATTACAACCGCAAAGTTATGGTCCATATTCTGGAACATACATTGTTACAAATTGGACTGGTAGTAATACTCCGGGCCGCCAGGTTATTTTTAACACTCCTCCACCTAGCGGAGCAAGAATTTTAATTAGCGTAAACACTCAAGCTGAGTACGTTATTACACAAAATCAATTGCAACTAAAGATATTAGTTAACTTAAATGACATAATTGAAACAGTCACCTGGAACGATACATCACAACAATTTCCGTTAACGCTATTGTTTGCTGGGCCAGTTGTAGAAGGATTAACCATTGCTGAACCATATGATAGTACCGTATTTGATGCAGGTGCAACAACCGATGCTCCGGGGTCATATGATTACTCAGTTGGAACTGCAATTTATAAAAATAATTTTTATCTAGAACGTATTGGAGTATTGGCCAGCAGAGTTTGGGTAACATTAAATGGTTATAGATTATTTGAAGGTCAAGATTTCACAATTGAATATCAAGGAGCCACTGATACTACATCAGCAGGAGACTACTTGATATTGGCCAGCGGACCTATTAGGACCATAGACACTGTGGTTGTTACAGAATTTACCAGCAGTGTGGTTCCTAATGCAATAGCATTCCGTATATTCCAAGACATGCGTAATATTCAAGCAACCTATAGGATTACTCCTGCTACTACAACTGCACTGTCCCAAGATCTTGGCGATCTAGATGATATTGCTTATGTTGATAATTCTCGGGCACTTAGCAATCCAGATTTGCCAGCGGGTATTTTTGGTGTGATTACAATAGATGGTGAGCGAATTATGTATCGTTATAGAGATGTGGCCTTTAATACTATTTCGGGACTTATTCGCGGCACAGCTGGAACGGCAGCAGCCAATCATACCAGTGGTGCTGATGTGTATGATATAGGACGTGGTAATTTGTTGCCCGAAGAGTTTCAGAATTATATCACAAGCGACGCCAGCACTGGTGATGGTAGCACTACTACTTTTTATGCACCCAGTATCGACGTTGCAAATTTTGAAGATAGCACTGTTGAAATTGGGGCAATCGAAGTTTACGTGGGCGGAACAAGACAGTATGCTTATAGTGATACTACTGTGGCAATTGCAGAAGGACAATATCGTTGGACTTTGTCAAACTTTGATCCTGTTAGCATCGAATTTAAAACGCAAAGTACCTACCCAGAGTTACATGCACCTCCCCCGGGAGTAGAAGTTACTATATTGGTAAGAGAATGTTCTACCACATGGTATCAACTGGGGGATGGCACAGCCAGTGATGGGGTAGCATTACAAGACACTGATACGCAGGCCGCAAGGTTCTTGCGTGGATTATAAACAAGGTAAATAAAAGACCATGGCAAATATACAGTCAAAACAAATTGCGGAACCAAAAAAAGAGGCAAAGCCTCAAAAACCCAACGAAACCGGATCCATATCAGTGCAAGCTCACATGAGAATTTTTGATCCAAAAACACAACGAACTTATGTGGAGGGCAGAGCATGATAACCCCAGGTTTGTGCAAGATTGAAGGGTTTGTTAAAATACACGACCCTGTCTCGGGAGAAGTTCTTGTGGACAAAAAGAACGCCATCCATTATGAAAATATTAGTATAGCAATGGCCCAGACTTTGAGCAATCGTAACTTAGGTTACATTTACCAAATGGCATTTGGCAATGGTGGCAGTTCAGTTGACCCTACTGGAGTTATTACATACTTGCCCCCAAATACAACAGGACAAAATGCTGACTTGTATAATCAAACATACCAAAAAGTTGTGGATGATAATTCAGCGGCTGACACGGATCCTGAAAATAATAAAATGACTGTGTTGCATACATCTGGCAATGCCTATACAGATATTTTAGTAACATGTTTGTTAGATTACGGCGAACCACCAGAACAACAAGCATTTGATAATAGTACTAATTTCAACGGTGAATATGTATTTGATGAATTAGGGTTGAAAAGTTGGAACGGAAGTTCTACAGATTTGCGGTTAATTACCCATGTTATTTTTCACCCGGTACAAAAGAGTTTAAATCGACAAATTCAAATCGATTACACATTGCGAATACAGACATTGAGCAACATTAATGCTGTATAAGATATAGGAACAGGTAACTGATATGGCATATACAATTAATTTAACGGACGGTACAGTTTTTGCTACAGTAGCAGATGGTACCGTCAATACTGCAAGCTCAATGACATTGGTGGGCAAAAATTATGCTGGGTATGGTGAATTTTTAGATGAAAACTTTATCCACTTGTTGGAAAATGCGTCAAACACCACAGCACCACCTGCACCATTAACTGGACAACTTTGGTGGGACAAAACAAACGGATTACTTAAAGTATATACCGGAACACAATTTAAACCCCTAGCCCTGTCTACAGCAAGTTCGGCAACTCCAACTAACCCAGTGACTGGCGAGTTGTGGTACGATACTACCAACGTACAACTTAAAGTATATACCGGTGCCGCATTTACAGTTGTGGGTCCTGCTTATACTAGCTCACAAGGAGTATCAGGCACAGTCGGCGAAACCATTCTTGATAACAGTGCCACACCACGTTACGTTACCACGGTGTATGCTAACAACGTAAGGGTTGCAATTTTTAGTAGTGTTGCATTTGCAGTTGCAAGTTCACAAGCTCAGTACAGTTTATTTCCCTACATTTATGTTGGCGAAACACTTAGCAATGCCGCTGGCACAACAGTTTTTACCGGCAATATAATAGCCACCAGTACATCAAGCACAACTGGTAATGTTACCGGCGGCAATGTTTTAACCGCTGGTATAGTAAGTGCCGCGGGCAATGTATATGGCTTGAATTTTGTTGGTAACGTAGTAGTTCCAGCAGGCAGTAATATCAGCACTACTGGTAATGTTATAGGTGGCAATATCTTAACCGGTGGCATAGTTAGTTCAACAGGTAATGCTATACATGGAAACATATTAACTGGTGGTATAGTAAGTGCAACTGGTAATATCTCTGCTAGTTATTTTTTAGGCAATGTGGCTTGTGCTTCGGGCATTTATGCTTCGAGGATATTCAATGGTACAAGTGAAGCCAATATTCCGTCAAGTAGCGGTAACGTTACTATTAGCATTGGTGGTACACCAAACGTGGCAGTATTTGCTACAACAGGTGAGTATGTAACAGGTATTATCAGTGCTTCTGGTAGCATAACATCAAATAGTTATGTTTATGGTAATGCATTCTATATGACCGGTATTAATGCCGCAGTTAGCGTTACCCAAATACAAAATGGTAACTCAAATGCTTCTATTGGCACAAGTGGTGGAAGTTTTTCAGTAGGTATTGGCGGAGTCGGTAATGTACTTTTTGTAGATACATCAACTGTTTATTCTACAACACTTAGTGCAAATAGTATCATCAAAGGTGGTAGTAATGCTGTGGGTAATATTGGTTCATCTACCCAGTTGTTTAATACCATATTTTCAAATAATGTTAGCGTTGGTAATATCAACAACAACAACGGAAATGGCATAGGTAATATTGGAAGCTCATCTGTCTATTTTAATCGAATCTTTGCTCAAGCAACCACAGCACTCTACGCTGACGTTGCAGAACGCTTTGCCGCAGATGAAGTGCTTGACGCAGGCACAGTAGTTGAACTAGGTGGATCAGCAGAAATTACCAAATCTCTTACAGAATTAAGCGATAAAGTGTTTGGTGTAATAAGTACTAGAGCGGCCTACTTGATGAACGGTGGTGCCGGCGAAGACGACACACATCCGCCAGTTGCAATGACTGGACGTGTCCCGGTAAAAGTAATAGGTATCGTACACAAAGGCGATAGATTAGTTAGTGCAGGAGATGGTATTGCTAGAGCGGCACAACCTGGTGAAATAACGGCTTTTAATGTAATTGGCCGAAGTCTGGTTGATAAACCAACCTCCAAAGCAGGTACAATCGAAGCCATTGTAACTATCAAAAATTAATAGGAAAATACAATGACATATTCAAGTGGTGGGTTAATTCAGGCAACAGATTATAATGGATTTGTCAGCACTGGTGCAGCCAACATAAATGGATTTTGGGGCACTGGTTCTGGTGACCGCGGCTGGGGGCAATCTGCTATCTCTACAGTAACTACTGCTAACACAGTCACCGCCACACAATGGGCTAGTTTGGTCAACACTCTAGCCACTTCTGGCAGTCAAACTAATACTGCACTAACGTCAAGAACAGCACCTGTTGCCGGTAATATTATTGGTATTTTGGCCAACGTAAACACTGACATAACCAGCGTAAATACCAACCGTGGTAACGCTGTGGCATCTGGTACAACTAGCTCAACCTGGACTGGTAACATTGCTAAACTTACCGCTACCAGCAACGGAACAAACGGAGCCTGGACCATTACTTGGAGACAAGATATTACGTGGGCCAATTCTGACGCGGCCAGATATTATTGGAATGCAGGTGGATTAGCTACCTTGGACATGAGCTTTACAGCCAACGTGGTGGACAATGATCCAGAATGGACACGACTATCTGGATACATGGGAAAATTAACCATGGCCAGCAGAGTTGCTAATGGTAACGTAACTGTTGCCGCTACCAACTACACAGGGTTTACTCGTGGTGGCACAGGTGGAACACAAACCACATTGGCGTCAACTACTGGTTGGTATACTTTGGTTGCCAATGCCGCCGCTACTACCATGATACAGATCAATGACGCTACTTCACCTTATACTGGTGACAATATTACAGTTACAGCCAACATTGCCGCAAACGCGGCTTCATTAACATTGACAACTACTTGGAATAGCTCAAGTCGTGTAGCCGCAGGTGAAACAACCAACATTTCGGGTGGTACTAATACTGCCAGTCCATTCACCACGTTTGGTACAGCACCAGCTGTGCTTTGCCGATATATTCCACCAAGCTCAACTTACCTTACTACAGCTAGTTGGGGTACACCCACAGTGACCAGTACAGTGACCTAATCGGCCGACCTCTTGGGTAAAAGGTAGACTTTTACCAGTTTTTCCTGTATAATAACTCTATGAACACTGAAACTTTGGTA